CTCATACATTGTCTACTGTTGTAGATGCTGTTGAATCTGAAGCCGGGACGAACGCATCTGTTGTTCTGCCCGTGAATGATGACCTTGTGTATTCTCCACGCGGAGCAAATATCTTGGGTCGGCAGAAGATTGATGACGCCGGTACAAATACTACGCTCGCATCGCGATTCACAGGTACGGCTGATGTTTCTCCGGTGATCGACATCAAACGATTCGGTCTAATCTGTGTCGGTAATATCATCAACGGTCTGTCTTCAACAGGGACAGAGGGATACAACCTTGACTCTACCGAAACCAAATCGATTGGTGGTGATTCACAGGCTAAGTACATGACTCGGCGTGTCACACTGGAAGACGGGTTCGATGCCAAAGACCTTCGGGTTGTTATGACAGCGAACAAACCAAAACGAACCTTGATTGATGTGTATTACAAGGTGATGGCTGGTTCAGACAACGCCGACTTCGATGACCGTCCGTGGGTCAAGATGGCTGCTGTTGGTGAAAACCGAAGTGCCGGTACAAACGACCGCGACACAATCGAATACACCTACGAGCCTGTCACCGGATCGATTTCGTATGATTCGTATGAAACGTTCAAGAAGTTTTCTATCAAGATTGTAATGGGTATCGATCCCGCATTCGTTTCGACGGGTGGGTTGCCTCACGCAACCGCAACACCACAGGTTCCCAAGATCAGTGACCTTCGGGTTATCGCTCTGGATCGTGGACGCGGAATCGTCGCTCTGTAAATGATTGAAAGTGGCAAGTAAGAATGAAAGTAGAAACTGAAGATAAGAACTTGGTTCGGGACACGGACTCGAAAGCGTTGTTGGCATCGAATCCCACCCGATATAATGCGTATTGTGTTAGGGTCGCCGCAGAGTTTAGAAAACAGACTGAAATGAACGCGATGAAGACAGACATAAATAATATAAAAGAAGAAATGTCTGAAATAAAACATCTTCTAAAGGAAATACTGAAAAATGGCTCTTAAACGCGGAACAACCCAACTATCAGACACCTTCGATACACAGCGTATCCGGTTGAACACTCTCAATAAAGACATCTTCGGTGATCAGCAACAGATTACCGTCACCGTGGCTGCGAGCTTCCCGGCTGACACAGCCTATTATCAATCACAATCAGGAAACGTAGTCAGAGGGATTGTCAAAGATTCAGCAACATCCAGTGATAGCATCTATCTAAAAGACATCGAATGGTTGAGTCATGCCAACGCCGACTCGACGCCCGCATCATTTACAAGCGGGAGCATCACCACAGATGTATCAGGCACAACGGGGCAGGGTGGCACAGACCACACCATTTTGACGCTCGGCAATGTAGAACTATTGTATAATCGCGATAGTGTGTCAACCTTCCCGCTGAATAGCGATGTGACTATCGGTGATTCGGCTAGTGTATTCAACTCTCTGAACACGGTCATTGATAATGCCGTGTTTGGAATACAGATCAACAAAGGCACTACCCACTATCCAGACTCGACAGGGAAAACAAATCTTGTTTCCGGTTCGTTTATCAATATTGAATACGATGAAACAAATGAGGGAATCGCATTCTCTGTATCTCCGGATGGCAGTAATACTGTCAGTGTAGAAGCAGGAGCCGATTCAACCGGTGGTGGGAGCCCAAACAATGCGGTCGGGACGATTCGATTTGATTCGGACCACTTCAATTATATTCCTTTTGGCACGACCGACGAAAAGGCGATGATTGAACTAAACATTGATGATATCAATGTCACGACATTCCTAAACTACGATTCTATTGGATTCACGACTACAAAATACGCCAAGACGATGACTCTTGCCGCACAAGACGAATCATTCGCTGGTGTCGGGTGGACGTATCAACAAATCGATGTGTCTACTCTGTTTACATCTCAAGTTTTGGTGGGCACAGGTCAGAACAGTCAAAACACAATCAAGCTAAGTTACTTGGCGGGTTCTGTCGATACCGCAACGCTGGCTGATGATGCTGTTACTACCGCCAAGATAGACGCTGCCGCAGTAACATCTACAGAAGTTGCATCTTCAATAATCACAGGGCAATCAGCGATTTCCCCGCTTGACCCCGCCGATGCCGATACCCTTTTGATATATGATGCCACTGCGGGGGCTCTGAAGAAAGTAACCGTATCCGATCTTGCCGACAACGCATCGTTTGGTGGTGGCGGTTCAGGAACGATGTCTGATTTCAATGTCAACACATATTCCGATGATTCGACTATCACATTCGAAGATGGCGAAACATTATATTTAGATAGTGATTCTACTATTACAATCACCGCAGTAAACGCAGATTCGGTCGTGCTTGCTGTACGCGAAGCTACGGCTACATTGATTGGTGCTGCTTCGTTTAGTACTACAAGTTTCTCGGTAAGCTCCGGTGCTGTCACGATCAAATCAGAAGGTATTTCTGGTCCCATGTTGAAAGGCGACTTCATCGGTACGCGAGCCGAATACGATTCAATCGATTCGGGTGGGTTGATTCCATACGAACCGTCAAACGGGACACAAGACGCCGGGTATGCACAGCTTGGCACACTCTTGAATCAGGTTTTCGCATTGATATATCCTATCGGATCGATCATTCAATCTACACAAACAGGCAATCCTTCAACATGGGGAACGGCATGGACATCAGCCTATGCGACCGGTGTACGATGGACAGCAACCGGTGTCGGAAGAATGCTTGTCGGGCTTGATGCCGCTACAACCGCATTCAATACTGTCGGGAACACTGGTGGGGCGTCAACGGTAAAACTTACTAAAGATGAACTTCCAAGCCATAGCCATAAACTATTCTCTGTATCGGCTCCGGGTATACCGTCTGGTGGAGAGTTAGACCTTGCTAGACTAGGGGCGAATGATTATGCTCTTTCAAGAACATGGGCACAGGGGACCGACGCCAACGCACGCTATCAGATTTTAGGTAAACCAATAAGCAGTACTGCAACATCGGGCGTCGAAGTCCAAGGGGCTGTGCCAACACTCGGTCAATCATCTAATACCGGTGGAAACTCTGCTCATAATAACCTATCGCCCTATCAAGTCATAACCATTTGGGAAAGAACAGCCTAAGATATGCCTACCTATAAAAAACTATCAGAACTGACGGCACTTGCAACAGCCGACTCGACCGACTACATGTTGGTAGAAGATCGTACAAACGGAGTCTTTGTTTCTGTGACGATCAGTGCCCTTGCTACGTCTATCGTCAACACAGGTCAGATCACCTTTGCCGGTATTACAACGGCGGGCGACTCTACATCAAATGTACTAAACAACAATATGTATGTCAATGGATACGATATTGTATCATCTTCCAACGGCGACATCGGGCTTGTTCCACACGGTACAGGAAAAGTACATGTCGGGGACATCGCCACACCGGCTGGATTGTTCCATGTATACAACGGCGGGGCTGTTGTTTCCGCAGACGCAGACGGAAATGAGTTGGTTGTACAGAACAACGGCGATGCCGGTGTATCTATCATTGCCACTGCTGGTTCTAAATCTTCTATCGTCTTCGGTTCTGAAGATGTCGTGGCTGAATCAAAAATCTGGCACGAAGATTCTGTATTGAATGTTCTGACCCTTGGTGGTCTGACTGTCCAAGAGGCAGATAGTGTCAATGGTGTGACACTGAAGAACAACACAGCCTCAGACATTATCAGCACGAACCGATCGCAGATTGAGTTTGTCGGGACAGAACTTGCGGGAACGGAACGGAACCTTGCGAAGATTGTAGTATCTAAGGCAAGCGGAGCAACCACCGACTCGGGTGTGTTCTCTCTGTCTGTCATGGATGGTGCGTCATACGCCGAGATGATTCAGGTCAGTGGAAACGCTATGGGCATCGGTGGGAACGCAAGTGCCGCATACGCATTGACTCTTGGTGGAAACGTCAGCCTTGGTGGGAACAGCATCGCAAATGTCTCTAACCTTGCCGCCGATACGATCACCGGAACGACCGGGACAACAGACACGGTGACAATCAACGGTGTTCTTGTTTCTAAGCCTACGCTATGTAACCTAACATCAAGCAATTTGATCACGGCTCGGGCTGCTGGTGCGATCAACGACATCGTTACAGAAGGCTTTATCAAATCGGCAATCCAAACTTCAGAATATATCGGGTTTATGCCCGCCGAATACAACGGAAGTGGGTGTGATGTAAAAATTGCGTGGGGTTCTGGTGCAGTAACCGGGGATGTTTTATGGAACGTGTCCATCTCTCCGATGGGCGGGACCGACTCAACGGATGCTACATTCTATGATGTCACTTCTGACAACTATTTTGACTCAACATCGGGTCTTGGATCGTCCGTAACAGATGCCGGTGGTATCACGATTACAACGATCACTCTCAACGACTCCGCCGCAGCCTACATAGATGCGGGGGTACAATTCAAGCTGTCCGTTCAGCGTGTCGGTGACGATGTGACCGATGATTTAGATGACTCTGCACAGATAACAAACATTCAAGTAGTAGGTGTATAATATATGTCAGCTTCACGACCAGTAAGCCGAGCCGAATTCAAGGGGTATTGCCTAAGAGCATTGGGCGACTCTGTTATTGAAATCAATGTGTCAACCGCACAGGTCGATGATCGTGTGGATGAAGCTCTCGACATGTACAAGCAGTTTCACATGCATGGGTCATCCCATGTCTATCTGAAGCATCAAATCACCGCTGCCGACATGACAAACGGATATATCGAAACGGATAATATATCTGGCAACTATGATTCAACAACTTCTGCGTTCGCAACAGACAATGCGGGGCAGTATGTTGGATCGATCACAAGCCTATTCTGTTTGTCGGGGCGTATCTTCCAGCGTGGCATTTTCAACATCAAGTACCAATACTATCTACAAAATATCTCCAACATCATACAGGGAGATATCGTAGGCTATGACCTATACAAACGTAACATCAATCTGTTAGAGTTTTTGCTGTCTGGTAAAAAGTCGTGGGACTACAACCCACACCTAAACCGTTTGTATATCCATATGAATTGGGCAGATGATGTGGCGGCGGGCGATTACCTACAAATCGAATCATACATGCTAGTAAACGATGAAGATTCTTCGTACATCGATGTGTGGAATGATATGTGGCTGAAGAAGTACGCGACCGCATTGGTGAAAAAGCAATGGGGCATCAACCTTACAAAATTCAATGGCGTGACGATGCCCGGCGGGATCACCTTCAACGGCGATCAAATCTTGAGTGCGGCGAATGAAGAAATAGATAAACTAATAGAAGACCTAGACAACCGATGGATTCGTCCACCGATGTTTATGATTGGATAACAATGTTATGGCACTCAATCCACATTTCAAAGTACACAGTCAGACAGAGCAACAAGACCTTGCGAGCGATCTTGTAAAAGAAGCTATTCAGATACATGGCATCGATATGTATTATCTCCCACGGACTATTGTTTCGCGGGATGATGTGCTTGGTGCGATCATTCAATCCTCTTTTGACTCTGCCCACACAATAGAAATGATGATCACGACTATCGATGCGTTCGATGGTCAGGGAGATATCATCTCACGGTTTGGTATTGAGATAGAAGATCAGGCTACATTCGTTGTACACAAGGAACGCTTTGACTCTGCTGTTATTGGTGTGTCTACTACTGTTCTGACACGACCACGCGAAGGCGATTTGCTGTACTTCCCGTTCTCTAAGTCTATTTTTGAGATAACATTTGTAGAACACGAACAACCTTTCTATCAACTCGGCAAAAACTATGTGTGGGAGCTTCGAACCGAGCTATATAAATACAGTGGAGAAACATTCAACACCGGCGTATCGGAAATCGATAGCGGGATCAACTATTATGATTCTGTCGGTACAGGGGCAGATCAGGTCGATGACTTCGAAACCCCGGCAGACGGAAGTGATTCCGCTTCGTACTTTGATGACGAACGAGACTCGGGCAGAGGCACAGGGCTAATAGACTTTACAGAAGATTCACCGTTTGGAGCATTCTAAAACATGGCAACAGTAACAAAAGAACTAAGAGGGTTGAAACTTGTATTTGATTCAGCCGATGACACAACTCCAACGATCCCAACGCTGTTGCCCGGTGATGGTGGTGGTCTTATCCAACACAACTTCCGGAAGCTATTTTGGGCATGTGATTTTGATTCGGTAGTCGGCAAAGACTCAGGAACGTTCTATGTCAATGCCGGTACAGGAAACATGAATGTCAACGTGCGGTCGGTCAACGATGAAAATCTTGTGTTTATCAAAGCCGATTCGGGACGGGTCGGCATCGGGACTTCGGCTCCGTCACAGAGACTACATGTTGTCGGGAACGTGCTTGTAGAAAACGGATGGATCGGAACGCTGTCCACGGTTCTTACCGTCACAGCCGAAGATTCTACTATCCCGATCACACACGGCGTATGTATTGTTCACACACCAACACTCACACCGGATGCCGCATTGACTATCGACTCGGGCGGGATCAACGGGCAGATTTTGACGATTGCCTATGACTCTACATCGAGCTATGAGTTTGATGTCACCGCAGCATCGGAAACACAACTTGGATGGAGCGAAGTTGCTTTCACTACCAAGGGTCAGACATGCACGTTCCAGAATATCGCAGGTCAGTGGGCGGTCATCGCGAGAGGCGGGGCAACAGTGCCCACCGTAACATAAGGAAAATAGATTATGGGCAACGCAAATGTAAACTTAGATTCTGTCATTACAAAAATAGACCAAACCAAAATTGAGATAAATGGCAAGGCTGATGTTCAGTTTGGGCTTACGCTTCAGGCTATCTCTGCAAACACGGACGATGTATTAGAAGTCAACGGACGGATAGAAAACAAGGTCGATTATATCATCGCCCATATGAATCAGACCCCAACAATACCACCAGTAGACAGCGTTCCTGATTCCGTCGTAGAGCCCGTAGACAGCACTGTGACGCCGCCTGTGGACTCGGTGGTGGTTCCACCCGCCGACAGCACTGTGACGCCTTACAAGCGGTATAAGGTGGGCTACAACCTAAATGAGCCCGCGTACTGGCAGGGCAATATGATATTCCGGAATCTATTGAGACAGGCAAAGTATCGCAAAGACTTCACAATCGATAATAAGTATCCTACACTTTTGTTTTGGGACATTGACAAAAAAGGTGCAAAGTATCCAACAACAGGCTACCAGTTGCTTGGCGATCCGGACGGGTCGTGGAAACATATCCCCGATGTCGGCATCGCCATCTTCACATCCGAAGACGCTATCGCTGATGGTGTCCAGTTTGTACACGAAGATGCGGGTGAAGGATTCTTCCATAAAGACTATGTTGAAAATCTAAAGAACTCGGAGTTTATCCGATTCATGGATGTCAATAAGACGAATCATTCTTCGGTAGTCACCTTTACAGACCTGAAGGCTCGGGCGACAATCCCATTACGACAACAGGTGCGGCTCGCAAATCTTGCCTCTACTATTCCATGGTTCTGTATTCCACACATGGCAGACGATGATTGTATCCGTAAGTTTGCTGAAGTAGTGAGAGACAATCTAGGGGCACATGTTCCGTATGTCTATGTCGAATACTCTAATGAAATATGGAATGGCGACTTCAAACAATACCAGTGGCTAAACCAGAACGGTAAACTCCATGAACGTTGGGCAGATGGTGTCCGTCGTACTTCAGAAATCTGGAAGTCTGTTCTTGGTGATCGATGTAAGGTTGTGCTGGCTGGTCAGACCCATAACATATGGCACACATCCCAAGTCCTGAAGCATTTGAGTATCAGCGAGGTTGATATTCTTTCTTGTGCCGCATACTGGAACGGGCATGAAACTAAATGGCAGGGAAGTATTGATGCCACACTGGCTAAGATGAACGCAGACGTAGACAACGAAGCCGGTGTGTGGGATGATTGGAACCTGTTCGCACGCGGGCAGAATAAACCATTGGTTGCCTACGAAGGAGGGTTCCATCTTTCCAAGAGTGTCGCGGGCGTTCCTAGCGGACGCACATTCAGACAGCTTCATGCTGCCATCGGAACGTATGCTATTACGCTGAAGGCGTTGCGTCTTGCGGATAAATACTTTGATCAGTTTGGGTGGTTCCAAGATGTGTATACACCGGGAGATGAATACGCATGGGGAGCAAAGACTTGGCAGAACGAAAACGATGCTCCGAAGTATCGTGCGATCATGGACTTTATTACAGAAAACCAATAATACATGGCTCCAACATATACAAAATCTACATTTGACGGGTGGGAACTGCTTGTCCGTAATGGTCAGACACTTCCAGAGCTTACCGATGTTTTTGGGTCAGACACAGGCGTAAACCTGTTCTATGATAACTTCAGACAGTTGTATAATGTTGCATCTGTTGAAGAAGTATCAGCCAAAGATTCAGGGACGCTCATTCTCAACCCGAGCTTCCGTAATCTCAAGGTGGTAGTCAAGGGTGCGAATAACTCTATTCTCTTTTCTTCGTGCCCATCAGAAAACTATGTCGGCATTGGCGAAGACATCCCATCCCAAAAGCTCCATATACAAAAGAATGCTCTGGTTGACAGTGGGTATATCGCGTCTTCTTTCAATAAACGGATCACGATATCCAAAGACACGACACTTGTTGCTTCAGCCCAAACATATCTTATCCAGTACTTCGATACGGGATTGGATTCGGCTGCGACTACATTATTCCTGAAGGATGGCGTGGAAGGTCAAACAGTCACGTTCTTTGTATACAATAAGATCGGTGGTTCGGGGACCAATGCCGCATTACATATTCTACAGATCATGCCCGATCATCCGGTTGGGTATCAGTTTATAAAATTCAACAACGCCGGTCAGAGTGTCACGCTACAGTTTCTAAATGGAAAATGGTTCATCATCTCAATAGACGGGGCATCGCTTCCTACTATTATAGGATCGTGCTGCTCGGGTCTTGTTGATCTTTGTGACTCGGGGGCAGACACCGGAGAATCAGACGCGAGATATCACCTGAAACAGTGTGCCGATTCCACGGTCATATTCAGCACCGCATCTGATTTGTCGGGACAAGTCGGGCAGTGGATTTCTGTTTCTAACCAAGTACCACGGACAGGGACAGATGGATTACTCAATTGTTGGGAAGTGTTTGCTGGTGGTGTGTATGGGTTGTCAAGATGTGATATCACACAACAACCATCGATCACGTTTCTTACAACGACCGATCTTTCAGCTTATGTTGAAACATGGATCACACTGGCTGATGACTCTGGCAGCAATCGCGATTCAACATCCGGATCGTGGTATGTATCGGAATACTAATCATGGAGAAGTTTTTCAATGGAAACGTGTGCTACTCAAGGGCAATGTGTCGGGCGTGTAGAGCCGACACAGACAAGGGTAAGAAGTTTCGCCTGAGTATAATAAAACAATACGGCGGAAAAGATGAATGCTTTGAGTGCCCACACAAGGTTCCGTGGGGATGTGGCAAACAGCCCGAACAAAAGTCTCGGGGGCTCGGAGACACGGTAGAAAAGTTTACACGGAAGACAGGGATCAAGACCGTTGTACATGGGATAAATAGAGTTACAGGCAGACCGTGTAACTGTGACGGAAGACAGACCGACTTGAACAAGAAGAAACCATATGCCAATTAATGTTAGTGTAGCAAAAGAGTTTGGATCGTGTCTTGCGTGTACCGATTGGATCGGTTCGCCAGAAAATATGCCATTACCAACAATCCCGCTAACGTATGGAAATTGGGACATTGTATGGAACGATCCGTTTCCTGATAATATTGCTCCCGATGCCACAGTCAGTCGGGTTGATATCGATGCCGCTGCTTCTATTCCCCATACTATAGTAGGTGGGACATCAATCGACCTGCACGATGCATTTCCGAAAATTATTGAATGGTCTATTATCGATAGTGCCGGGCTGGTGGGTGTGGCAGGGACCGTCCTATTTACATCAACCGTTGAAGTCGAGCCCGGTGCTAACGGAGATTGGGTTGCAAACAGTGTGGATTCTGTCCCCATCGGATTATTGTCTGGTGTTGGGGAATATATCATCAAGGCAATCTCTGAAGATTGGAGAGGCAATCTAGATTCAGGAACAAATATTGTCACTACCACAGCAGACTACATATACATGGACTTCCATCCTGATATGGACTTGAAATGTACCGACAGCACACAGTTTACTATGCGAATCACATCAGGGATTCATCCACTAACCGGTTTGGTAGATGCCGGTGCAAGTCAAATAGATGAAATCGATTATACAATCGACTCCAACTGGTTTGGTGGTACGAGTACGTTTGGATTGTTTTCCGGACTCGCATTTAAATCATCAAACTCAACAGATTATCTTACACTACAATTTCCCGGTCCCGTGATCGCCGGGGGTGTGTATAGGATACAGTTTATAGCCCATTCTCTCGGCGGGTTATCTGATGTCTCAAAATCATTCCGGATTCAGGTTTTAGACTCGCCTTCTGATGGTGGAATCGTAATGGTTTTTGATTCGGGGACGAACGGGCTATTCGACTCTGTTGAAGATTCTGCCTTGGGGACACCGACCGGTCTGAACTGGTATGCACCTCTCGATAAGTTGGACTTTACCAGTAGTTTGGGAACAGGCATGGGTATGTTTGATTTTGGATCATCCAATCCTCAGTTTTACTTTAGACTTATTGAATATGATTCTATTGATGGTGATCCTAAAGTCGGCGGGGACGACCGAACACACGGTCCAGTTGATTATACGGAGTTGACACTTGGAACTCCGAGCGCACCGTATAACCCAACGCCCAATAGTTATACCCGTAAGTCATTGGGCAGTGCGACAGCTTTTACTTATGTGCTAAATAACACAGACCTTCTTCCCGGCACGTTCTATGGTCTACAAATATATGGCAAAGAATGTAATGGAGATTCAGGAGCGCTTCCTACATATCTAAATGACTCTGTAATCTTCCGGACAAAACCGGCATCGATCAATCCAAACTGTGGAATATGTGTGTTTGATGAAAGCTCTACTATCGAAATCATAGAATATAGTTATACACAGGTTCACTTAGGAGCTATTGGTAATACTGTGCGGAGAACTATTTCTATAACAAATCAAACGCTCACCGCATCTGCAACAGAAGACGGTGTATTTGAGGGGGATATCGCTGTGAGCAGAACATGGCGACCCACATCAACATATGATCCACCGCTAGGGACTATTACTGCTGTTGGTGCTATCGAATCGCATAGAGTTGTGTATGATTGTAATACAAATCAACTACAATTTCCTACATTATTCGGGGCGTCATCGTGGGATGCAACTGTAGTTGATCCTGTTACATGGCAAAATAACCAATGGGTGTTGAATGATCCAGACTCCGAAGCCTCACACTGCCCGATATGGGACGGGGTAACAGGGGGCGAAGTGGGAGCCTCTGCATATTATAAGATCAACATTCCAGAACAACCAAATTGTGCCGGTGTTAGTATTTCTCGTTCTGCGGGGGTGGATGCATCCGAACCCAATGGATATATATATCCATCCAACTGGTTTCAAGACTTGACATATTCGTACCCTAGCCCACAATACCAATACCTAGAAACTTTCATTGTGAGTATCAACGGAGCCTCAGTGCCCATTCCGTAAAGGATAAGTAATGCCAGAAATATCAGCACCATCCATCCCATATGCAATCCGACCAGTAGTTGTCCTACAGAGTTTCGGTGGTTGTGGCTTGGCAAAACAATGGTCCCCATTAGAAGCGACCAATACTTCGTTGCAACACAGAACCGTAACTATTAATCAAACATGTGGCGAAATGGACGGAGTATACGCCTATGATTCCGTGACTCTTTCTCCCGGCATCTATATTGCCCATACATGGACGGATGATCCTAACCGGTTCGTGTGTACCTATACCAAGGCGACCGATTCTTGGAAAGCAGAGGTGTTCGATGTTGATGATCATGTAGTGTATGTGGATTCTTCTATTGAATCTATCAACGCGGTCGAAGGAGTTGTTATGCCGGTATGGGACACGTTTATTAGGATCGCTTCAGGTCCGGATGCTGCCGAGGTTGGATGTGAGGCGGGCAACACATCCACTATAGTCTTTGGATAAATACATATATGCTTGGAACAACATTCTATCACAAAGCGATCAAAAACTCAGTTGTAGGGTTCGGAACCCTGTTCAACAATCTATCTATTGATAGAGAACAGGCAGACGGGACGCTCATCAAGACGATGAAAATTCCGTTGATGTATGCTCCCCGCGAAAAGTTTATCAGACGGATCGAAGAAAGCAACAGCATCGACAACCAACCAAATGTCAAGCAGGTTCTCCCGTTGATGTCGTTTGAGATTGAGAACCTCGCATACGATCCTTCACGCAAGCTCCCGACCATCAAGCGTCACGCAAAGGCGACCGATGATTCAACCACGTTGTACTCAAGTTATCAGCGAGTGCCGTACACGCTGTCTATGGGATTGAGCATCGCATGTCGCAACTCAGACGATTCGTTCAGAATTCTTGAACAGATTATTCCGTACTTCACGCCAGAGCTAAACGTAACAATCAAAGACGTACAGGCGACATTGAATCAATCCACCGATGTTTCTATTACGCTGACGGGTGTATCACAGGACGGAGAATATTCGGGTGGGTTTGATACAACAGACTTCATATTGTACGGATTGTCGTTTGACATGAAGATTTTTGTATACTCTCCTGTCACGGCACAGAAAGTAATCACAACTTCTATCGCAAATGTATACATTGATGGGTGGAGTCAAGACGCAATCGAATCCGCAATCAAGGCTGAAGTGATTACCGTTTCCGCTGCTATTATGACGTTTGCGACATCAGCCATCGACGGGCTAATCTCTACGGTGGAAGGTGACTCTACAAATGCCGGGTCATTGAACACATCGTTTGCCCATCAACTGAAGATAGGATCACGCATCAGTATTGTGGGAGACTCGGTAGATCATACCGTGAAAAATATCGTTGATGACGCGACTATTACTATCGACTCGACCTTTGATTCTGCACTGACCGATCAGATTGTATCAAAGGCTGTGGGGACATTCGTAAAAGATGAAATCATTTTCCTCTACACCGATGCTCTCGGAAATCGTGTATCAGACAAACAAGAAAACTCGGCAAAGACTGCTATAGTAGTCGCACAAGCCGGGTCCAGCAATGAAGTTGTGAACATTCGAAGACTCAATTCTATCCCGCGTCTCGGCGAAATATGGAAGGGAAGTCAGTCAGGATCGACCGGAGAGTTTCTCTCTATCACGGATTCTGTTGACATCAAGTTATATATAGATAGTACATGGACAACATAAGTTTATTATAGTGAATATTTTATGAGCGATTCAACATCACCACAACAACCAAAAAAACGAAACGCCGCTGTCAAGTTGGAAGACCAGACACCGGTTGAAAAAGACATACTTGATTCTATGAACGCAAGGGCAGACATGGACATATCAAAGCCTGTCGAAGCCGACTCTGTAACCGAAGACCCACAACCTCTCCGCGTACAGAGCGAAGTACACCGGCTCAGTCCATCGTCTACCACCGTCATTGATGGATGTAACACTACAATCCTTTCCCCCAAGCCCGACGATCCCGAACGGGTCAGCATTCCTGATATGCTAAACGACCAAGCCTATGTGCGGTCGCAACTATATCGCATCATGGAAAAGGGAAGTGAAGGAATAGACAACATGCTCGATCTAGCCAGAGCATCAGAATCGCCTAGAGCATACGAAGTGTTGGCTACGCTTCTCAAGAACATGTCGGAAGTTTCTGATAGATTTATGGACCTTCACAAAAAGCGTCAAGAAATCATACAGGACGAAAACCATGCAAACGGAACTGATGGTGGCGACGGGATGACCACCACCAACAACAGCTTGTATGTTGGGACCACGAACGATCTTCTTGATATGCTCGAAAACGCAAAGAAGAAACAAGATGACAACAACAAACAGCCGTGACCCTATTGGGTATCAAAATAATAGGCTCCTGAAGCCAAAGGGTGTGAAGCAAAACTTTACTCCCGAACAGATCAAAGAGTTTATGGTCTGTCAGGCTGACCCCATATACTTTATCCGCAAGTATTGTAAGATCGTGAACGTCGATGACGGGCTGATCTACTTCAACCTACACAACTATCAAGAAGACATGGTGAACCTGTTTTCTTTCAACCGGTTCTCTATCACCAAATGCCCGCGACAGGTCGGCAAGACATCCTGTGCCGCCGGGTATCTGATTTGGGAAGCGATATTCCATAAAGACAAGACCATTGGTATCTTTGCCAACAAAGCCGACACCGCAAGGGAAATCCTTTCGCGTGTTGCTCTGATGTATCAGTACCTTCCCAAGTGGCTACAGCAAGGCGTGGTTACATGGAACAAGGGAGACATCGAGTTTGAAAACCGGTCACATATCATCGCGTTTGCGGTCGCGTCCAGTGCAGCCCGTGGTTATTCATTCACGAACATTCTCTTGGACGAATTTGCATTCGTGCCGAGAAACATCCAACAAGAGTTTTTCACATCAGTCTATCCTACCATCTCATCTGGTAAAACTACCAAAGTAATCATTACGTCTACGCCGAATGGTATCGGTGACTGGTTCTACAAGATGTGGAGAGGGGCAGAAGAAAAGACAAACGACTTCAAGCCGTTCTCTATCAAATGGTGGGACCATCCCGACCGTGACGAAGCGTGGAAACGTGAACAGGTCCGTAATACATCATCGGAACAGTTTTCACAGGAACATGAATGTGTTCTCGGGTCCACCATCATTACGTTGAAAAGACCGGGAACCGAAAAGACATATATCACCACAATCAAAAAAGCCCACGATGAATATATGAATGAGTGGGACGGTGACTCTACAATCAGACCCAACAAAGAAGATTGGGAGATTGAAACAGGCACAGGGATTTTCCGTCCGTTCTCTGGCATCCTGAAGAAGCGACCGGTGAGGGAGCTACGGAAGGTCACGCTGGCAAACGGTTGCGAGCTTACATGCTCTCCGGATCACCAGTTGTATACGTCTGCGGGATGGATGCGTGTCGAAGACATCGACCATGAACTATACATCTATACAAACATCGCCGGGAAGAAAGAGGCACAGGGCATTACGTCTATCGTGCCTGTATTCCACACATACACGGATGACCTGTACGATCCTCTAAACTGTGAACATTATATCTCTAACGGGATGATTTCACATAACTGTGAGTTTTTGGGCTCGGCTAATACGCTCATCAATCCCAAGAAACTTGTCACGATGGCTCACCGAAAACCGATCTATGACAAGGATGGTCTGTGTCTGTATGAGAAGCCCGACCCGGCTAAGGTATACGCACTGGTCGCTGATGTCGCTCGCGGTCGGAACGCTCACGGTGTAGGCGATTGCTCGGCGTTCGTGATATTTGATATAACAGAGATGCCGTACCGAGTGGTAGGCACATTTATGGACAACGAAGTGCCGCCGTTGTATTTTCCTACAATCATATATCCTGTCGCAAAACAATACAATAACTGTATGGTTTTGATAGAAAATAAGGACGCAGGCGGGCAGGTTCTTGATATTATGAACGCAGACTATCAATACGGTCATCTCCTTTCTACACAATCGATGGGTCGGAAGGGTCAGGTCTTGGGGAACGGTGGTGGCAGACGATCCATTCTTGGTGTCGCTACGTCCAAGCCGGTCAAGGCTGTCGGGTGTTCTAACCTGAAGTCTCTCATCGAACAGGACAAGCTGATTGTCGAAGACATCGATCTGATTGGGCAGTTTTCTACGTTCATCTCAAACAAGAAGGGCAGCTTTGAGGCTGAAATCGGATGCTATGACGATCTGGTGATGTGTTGTGTGCTATTCGCATGGATGATCGACCAGACATACTTCAAGAGCCAGCAAAAAGGCAACTTTAGACGGGACATATATAAGGATAGAAGTAAGAAACACGGCGCAGAAGTCACACCTTTTGGCTACATGCCCGACGATCTTGCTGATGGATTTTCTGATGTTCCGTTGCCAAAAAGAAATCCAAATGAACAAATCGTGGCGACATGGGATCACTTTGGGAATGCGTATACAGGATGGTCATAAACCGAACATCAGCCCTAATAATCAATTGTCATAACTTTGACTACACGCGAGACTGTGTGGCTGATTTACACAAGGGGCATTCAGCCGATTGTGACATCACCATTATAGATCAGGGACCAAGACCATTAGATGATAAGCATGCAAGACGGAAGTTTTCGGGGCTTCAGGCTAAATATCCCCGGATCAAAAATATCATTTACAATGAACAAAACTACGCGATCAACAAGATATGGTCGTGGTTCTTTCGGAAGGTCGATACGGAGTTTGTGTGCCTCTTGAATAACGATGTGCGGTTGCCGCGAAACTTTGTTGCCCATGCGGAGCAAATATTTGATAAAGATGATACGGTTGGCTGTGTATGCCATCCAACCAATCATCCCAACTGGCGAACAATCGGGGTCAAGCCGACCTATGATATTGTCGAATCATACAAATACCGCGAGGGGTGGGCTCCGACATTCCGCAGAGAAGCCATGACGGTTATTCCTAAAGGGATCAAAACTTTCTGCGGGGATGACTATATGTTTGAGAAAATGTATGACATGGGATATACCTTAGCCTATGCCACACACTCCCCAATGGTTCATTTTGCCGGGAAGGCTAAAGGTGTTGTTAGACAGACCACACTGAAAGATGATTTCGCTGAATTCAAGCGGCTAGGAATGGACAAAGAAAAACTAAACGCGAACCCGAAATATTCGAACTACAAACCCACAGGGCAGCTTTTAGGGGCGTGGGGCGTAAAACAACAGATTTCATAAATAATCCATAGAAGACACTCTATTTTACATAGACAAAAAGACATTCTAAACATTGATGGAGAATACATATGCCATTCCAAGTAAGTCCCGGTGTACAAGTTGTTGAAAAAGACTTGACCCAAATCATTCCCGCAATCGCTACTACGCGAGCAGGAACCGCTGGTCAATTTCGATGGGGACCGGTAGACGAAGTAACAACTGTCGATAGTGAAAACGAGCTTGTTCGCCTGTTCGGTGAACCGAACGCTGTCACTGCTCGATACTTCTTCACTGCCGCAAACTTTCTGTCCTACAGCAATAACCTGAAGGTTGTCCGTGTAATCAACGACGATTCAGGGGTCAATGCCTGTGACGCAGGTACAAATGTTCTGATAAAGAACGAAACAGATTGGAACGATTCCGGTGGGTTTGGTAGTAAGACTACCATGAAAGTCATCGCCAGATATCCCGGTGTGTTGGGAAACAGCCTCCGATTGGCTGTCTGTGCTGGATCGACCAACTACCGATCAGAGCTACAGACCATCGACTCGGCTGCTGTGAACGATAGCTCACCGATGCAGCAAAGCGGATCATCGGCGTCTACACTTCAGATGGATTCAACAACCGCTATTCAGGTAAACGATGTGTTCCAGCTTGTTCTTGACTCTGGACAGCTTCACCACACACAAAAATATAAAGTTACTGTCGTAGACGATTCTGCGATCACATTCGAACGAATCGATAAGGCTGGTGCTGGTCTGGTAACGGATTGGGACTCTACTGCTACGGGTATCCTGAAAGAATGGGAATACGCAGGTCGGTTCGACGGACCTCCCGGTGGTAACTTCGGTGCTGGTCAAAACACGACCGCATATACTAATGACAAGGGCGGCTCTAACGACGCCATGCATGTTGTTGTTGTAGATGATAGTGGTCAGTGGACCGGTGTTGCCGATAATGTTCTTGAATCATATTCTAACCTTTCTGCTGCTTCCGATGCGAAGACAGAAGAAGGCGTTGCGAACTACTATGTCACCGTTCTGAACGATAACTCACGATATGTCTATATCAATGCGGTTATTGATGCGGCGGCAAATTGGGGCGACACCGCTGCCGGTACGGCGTTCGGTACTCCCGCATCTATCATAAGCCTTCCGCTTGTTGGTGGATCAGACGGAAGCGTTGTTGGTGCGGCTGAGTTGATTTCCCTTGGTGGTGGATTTACTCTGCTGGCAGACGCCGACACGGTTGATGTCAACTTGATCATCGCCGGTCCATGCGGAGATGGTGGAGACTTGGGCGTTACTAATGACGATCAGGTGGCTATTGTTCAACGATATATTGTCGATAATGTTGTGGAAAAACGAAAGGATTGTATCGCACTTCTTTCGCCGCCTTCTTCAACAACTGTCGGTGTTTCTTCACAGTCTGCGGCTGACGCCAACATCCGTGAATACGTTACACAGACATCAATCTCTGGATCGACAAAGAGCTACACAACTAATGGTCTGAACCGATCATCTTCATACGCAGTGATGGACACCGGACAGAAGTATCAGTACGACCGGTACAACGATACGTTCCGATACGTTCCCACATGTGCCGACCTTGCTGGTCTTTGTGCCAGAACAGATGATGTTGCTGACCCTTGGTTCTCTCCCGCTGGATACAATCGTGGTATGATCAAGAACGTTGTAAAACTTTCGTTCAACCCACGGAAAGCATACAGAGACAATCTGTATCAGCAAGGCATCAACCCCATCGTTTCACAACCGGGGCTTGGTACTCTGCTTCTTGGCGACAAGACTCTTTTGGCTAAGGAATCTGCCTTCAACAGAATCAATGTTCGACGTTTGTTCATTATTCTTGAAAAGGCAATCTCTACTGCTGCTAAATTCTCACTCTTTGAATTCAACGATGAATTCACTCGGGCACAGTTTGTAGCAATGGTTGATCCTTACTTGAGAGATGTTCAGGGTCGTAGAGGGATCATCGATTACAAGGTTGTTTGCGACGAAAGCAACAACACGCCAGAAGTGATCGACCGGAATGAGTTTGTTGCAGACATCTACATCAAGCCCGCCCGATCAATCAACTTCGTTACGCTCAACTTCATCGCTACTCGTAGTGGCGTTGACTTCAATGAAATCGGTGGATAATCGCCCCCTAAATAATAAGAGAAAAACACCTTAGAATCATAGGAATAAATATATGTCAACAATCAAAGAATTCAAAGCTGTTTTCAGTGGTGGCGGGGCTCGACCTAACCAATTCCGTGTTTACGGAAACTTTCCCACGGGAACATCAGGCGTCGGAGACAACAAGCGAACATCGTTTCTTGTCAAGGGTGCTTCGCTTCCCCCTGCCCAAGTAGGGGAAATTACGGTTCCTTATCGGGGTCGGCAACTGAAGCTCGCTGGTGACAGAACATTTGATGCATGGACAATCACAATTTTCAACGATGAAAACTTTGAGCTACGAAATGCGTTCGAATCATGGCAGAACAAGATCAACTCTTTCGAAGGAAACGTGTCAGCCGCAAACGTGACTGACTACTTCCAAGATTGGAAAGTTGAACAACTAAGTCGTAACGGCAAGGTCATTGCCTCTTATGATATTGTTGATGCGTTCCCATCTATGGTCGCAGAAATTCCGTTGAGCTTCAACGACGTTGATGTGATCGAAGAATTCTCCGTTACGATGCAGTACCAGTACTGGCGTCACTCAGGCGTGACTACATAAAATCGTATTTTACATTATTTGATCTTGCACACGGCGAAGGAAATCCATGAACTTCAATCCGCTTCGATTTATAACTCCACGCTTGAAGCCCGTAGTAGAGAAAACACCCGAAAAATATAACAAATCGGTTGTCGCCCCTAAAGAAAACGACGGGTCTATAGATGTAACACATCACGAAAACATGATGGCGGGTGGCGGCTTCAATGCGTCATTCGTTGACATGCATGGGGCGTTTCAATCAGACGCCGATCTAATCTATAAGTATCGGGACTTGGCGATGCAGAGCGAGCCCGATGAAGCAATCCAAGACATAGTGAATGAGGCTGTTATTACCGATGGTGATGCACAGCCTGTTTCACTGAACATGGAAGATATCAAGGTAAGCGACGGTGTTAAAGAAAAGATCACGGAAGAATTTGATGGCATTCTTCGGATGCTCAATTTTGAGAGGGAAGGTCAAGACCTATTTCGTCAATGGTATGTTGATGGAAGACTCTATTATCATGCGATTGTTAATCCCAAAGACACAAAGAAAGGGATTACGGAGCTACGATATATCGATGCGGTCAAGATCAAGAAGGTCAAAGAAGTAAAGAAAGACATCGATGCGTCCGGTGCGGAATATGTAAAGTCTGTCAAAGAATACTATGTGTTCAGCGAAAAGTCTGCTGGAACAAAGATGAACTCGGTCGGAAGCCCCACCACAAATACACTCACGCGGATTGCTCCCGAAGCCATCTGTCATTGTAACTCGGGCATGATTGATCGTACCAGACGTTCTATCGTTTCATATCTACACAAAGCCATCCGTCCTATCAATCAGCTACGGATGATTGAAAACTCTATTGTCATTTACCGTATCGCTCGGGCTCCTGAACGTCGGGTGTTTTATGTTGATGTTGGTAATATGCCTACACAGCAAGCAGAAAACTACGTTCAACAGCTAATGAACAAGTATCGTAACCGGCTAACCTACAACGCCGACACCGGTATGATGCAGGATGATAAGAAGCATATGCACATGCTTGAAGACTTCTGGATGCCACGGCGGGGCGACGGAAAAGGTACAGAAATCACAACGCTCGCTGGTGGAGAAAATCTCGGTCAGCTTGATGATGTTGAATACTTCTTGCGGAAGATGTACAAGTCTCTGAACGTTCCTGTGTCTCGTATCGAATCAAATGGAAGCGGATTCAATATCGGCAGAGCATCTGAAATCACTCGGGACGAAGTAAAGTTTGGTAAGTTTATCTTCAAGCTAAGAACAAGATTTTCTATCCTGTTCGATGAAATCCTCAAGCGTCAACTGGTGCTGAAGAAGATCATCACCAAGGATGAATGGACCGACGAATTCGAACACAACATCCGGTACATCTTTGCCAAGGATACATTCTTCGAAGAACTGAAGGATGCAGAAATCTTGCGTGAACGGGTCGCGACTCTAAACGACATGAGCGAATACATCGGCAAGTACTTCACAGAAGAATTTGTCTATCGCAACGTGCTTCACTTCTCCGACAAGGAAGTTGAACAGATGAAGAAACAACACTTCGATGAAGCCAAGGAAGAACTAGAGCTTACGAAGAAGATTCAGCCTATCCGTGATGAGATTGATGAGCTTACCGGGGACGCCGACTCCGGCTCCGACTCAACCTCAGACGGTGAGGGTGGTGGAGATGCCAAGGGTGATGTAGTTATGCCCGCACAGAATCCTCACGGTGGCGGTGTGAACATCAATATACAACAGGGCGGCGGGGACGATGGAAAGAAACCCAAGGTGACTAAACCAGTCACAAAGGGCACGGGTCCGACGAAAACAGAAAAGAAGGCAAAGTAAGCCTTTCTAAACTTATAAATATAAGTAACATAACATATATTTTGGAGAATATAAAATGAGTAGTCTCGAAACAAACGACAACGTAAGAAGCATGATGCAAGCAGCAGTGGCAGAAAATCCCACAAATTTTGCGGGAGCATTCACGGCTGATATTCAGAACCGTGTGCGTGATGAAATTGGTGTCCGTCGTGCGGAAGTAGCAGGGCAGTACATGAACACGCCTGCCAAAGATGAATCACCAGAAGCAGAATCAGGGGAATAAACCGTATGAAATCCTTCACAGACATGTCCCAAGAATTATATACTTTGCCCGAAGACATCTTTACAGATGAGTTTCTTCTACAGCTATGCGAAGCTCGACAGATGAGCAAGGCTGAACGTAAAGCCCATTGGGATAAGGCTAAGAAGGGCAATTCGGTTACACTCCCTGCATTGGATAAAGAAAAGTATCCGGAACGAAAAGGTCTTGAAGGTCCGTTCCGTTTCCGATCTGGTATTGTTCTTTACTACGATGTCAAGGCTGGTAAGTACTACAACCCACGGACAGACATGTATCTCGATGACGATGATTTTATGGCTCATCAACAGGGAAGCAAGAATCGTGTCCATGAAGAAACAATGAAAATTGGATTTGTTTGGGCGTCCGAATCAGGTGCTACTGAAAAATCACAAACATTTTATATTGGAAATGGTTCATCTGGTAAGGGTGGTCCTATTTCCAAAGCCAAAATCGTTGGTAATGAAGGGCAACTAATCAAGCCAATACGAAGTAAGTTTCCCTATAAGTATAAAATCGACCAAAAAACATTGACCATTTTGAAACAGGTCAAAGAAGAAATCGAATATCTTCCCGAAGTAGTACAGGTCGCTACGAAGTGGGGGAACCTGAAGAAACAGAATAGAATCATGGCGGTCGATATTATGATTGATAAGGTGTCGGATTATTATATCGCTACCACAACAACAGGGACTCTAGGGAAAAACGAACAGGTCGCGTGGAGTAAGATCGGGAGTCAGCTACAGGCGTGGCTGACCAAACAGGGCATCAGAAACCCACGATACACACCCGCTGCCGAAAAGACTATCGGCGAAGAACAGATTATAGAAGTGACGGAGACTATAAAGAGAACCCTTCCGTTCTCCCAAAAAGAATTGTCCGTTGTATCCCCCGTATTTGTCAAGAGATTCGGAACCTTCATCAAGAAGTTGGACGAAGATCAAGAAACAAATTCCTTGAAGACAAATCTCATTGAGTATTTTGTAGGCAAGGGTAAAACACAAGCAGATGCACAAGAGTATGTGTCTTCTATTCGGATGGAAGAACTGAGTAAAATCAAGTCTATCCTTTCCGAACGAAAGATTCTGGACAAAGACAAGAAAGATGCGTTCAATAATCTTGAAGACATGAATAAACAACTACATCTCCCCGCTGCTGCGTACAAGAAAGCGAAAGACGCTATATCCAATGCCAAGACACCGGATGATATCCATAAGGCTATGGCTCTAGCGACAGAAGAAGCAAAGACTGACGATCAACTTGCTCTGACAGAAAACAACACTTGTCATATCGATGTCAAGAGTATTGTCAAGAGTATCATAAAGGAACACTAAGCCATGAAGCTATTCACAGAAGAAGAATTCGATGCCGTTCAGGTGTTGACAGAAGAAAAAGACGGGACCAAGAGCCTGTTTATCGAAGGCGTGTTCCTTCAGTCAGAACTCAAGAACCGAAACAACCGCGTGTATCCATCTAAGATCATGGAACGCGAAGTCAATCGGTACATCAAAGAATCGGTAAATAAGTCTCGGGCAGTGGGCGAACTAAACCACCCCGACAGCCCATCGATTAGTCTTGATAGGGTTTCCCATAATATTATCTCTCTCACAAGAGAAGACAATAACTGGCGTGGGAAAGCCAAGATCGTCAATACCCCATGCGGTAAAATCGCGACGGGTCTAGTAGAATCTGGTGTTCAACTCGGTGTTTCCAGCCGTGGATTGGGCTCGCTTACAGAATCAAATGGTGTAAATATAGTAAACGAGGATTTTTATCTCGTAACTGCCGCTGATATTGTGGCAGACCCATCGGCTCCGGATGCTTTCGTAGAAGGCATTTATGAAGGAAAGGAATGGATTTGGGAGAACAATCAACTCGTAGAAGTCCATGCCAAAAACGTCAAAAAGGCACTGGATAATAAGGGCACTAAGGACGCAGAGCGAATCAAACTAGAAGGGTTCGCAAAGCTCCTGTTTCTGCTCTCAAGACACTAAAACCCAATCAGTTATAAATAACACTGAAATACAAAATTAATTTTGGAGACACAAGATATGTCTGATAAGAACACAAGCGACAACCTACAAGACGCAATCCAAGAAGTCTTGGGCAATGCTGCTCTTGATGAAGTAAATAGCGTCGGGCAGGGAACGAGAGATGAGCCCGGCAACATCGGTACTAAGGTAGTCGATCCTGTTGAGGTTGGCAAGTCTGATGCTGGTGGTCCGACACCTACCAAGGATGAAAATCATGGTGGTGAAGTAAAGAGCCCCGGCGACAAGGCATCTAACAAGGATGACAACGCAAACGAAACAAAAGACACCGATGGCGAAAAGAAGAAGAAACCTACACAGGGTTCGACTAAAGAAGCCACTCCCGGTGAATCTAAGAAGGTAGAATCGGCTGACATCAAGGCTCTCTTTGGTGGCGACGATCTTTCCGAAGACTTTATTACCAAGGCGACTACGCTTATTGAAGCTACCATTGCCGACCGCACATCAACTCTCCGTGAAGAAATTCAGGCAGATCTTGTCGAAGCAAACAAGGTTGAGCTAAAGACTCAAATGGATGAGCTTTCTGAACAGATTGATTCATACATGACCTATCTTGCGAAGGAATTCATCAAGGAAAATGAACTGGCTATCGACCAAGGTATCCGTTCAGAAATGACCGAATCCTTCATCAAGGAACTGAAGAACGTGTTTGAAGCTCACTACATCGATGTGCCTGAACAGGCTGTTGATATTGTTGAAGAACTAGCTTCTGACAACAAGGGGCTTGAAACTAAGCTCAATGAAAAGACTGAATCTGTAATCGAATTGCAGAAGACAATCGCTGGCTATCGTCGGGCTGAGTTGCTTGAAAAACTCGGTGCTGAAATGACTGATACGCAGCGTGATAAACTCGCATCACTTACTGAAGACTATGACATTGATGACGAAGAAGAATTCACAGAAAAAGCCTCTGTGATTGCTGAATCCGTTGTCAAGGGCAAGACCGTTGCTGATAAACCATCGGCTAAGGGTGGTCTTCTGAGTGAAGCAACCGAAGACCCCGATGCTATCAAGGAAGTACTTGGCGAACAGAAATCGGACATTGACCGATACGCTGACCATATCGCTACGTCGCTAACGGGAATCTAATACAAGGGCTTAGAATCGCAATTTTATAAATAACTTTGGTTATACAACATAATACAAAGACATTCTTTGGAGAATACAATAATGTTTACTGGACAAAACTCACAACAGCTACAAGAAAAATGGGCTCCCGTTCTAAACGTGGGGGCACTTGGCAAGATTGAAAACAATCACAAGCGAGCCGTGACCGCACAGCTTCTTGAAAACCAAGAGGCTTTCATCAAGACGGAAGCCAATCAAAACTCAAGTGGCTTCGGTATGCTTACCGAAAATACTCCCACTAACTATATCGGCAACGATCCGTCATCTGGCGGGAACGTTCGTGCATATAACCCCATCCTTATCTCGCTGGTTAGACGGGCAATGCCCAACCTAATCGCGTATGATATTTGTGGTGTTCAGCCGATGACCGGTCCTACAGGGCTGATCTTCGCTATGCGAGCCCGATACGACAGTGCCAAGTCAACTGCGACTGAAGCTCTGTTCAACGAAGCTGAAACTCAGCATTCTGGTGATTCTACGCGAATCGGCAATTCGTCTGCTGACTCTGCTGCTTACGATCCGTTCTCAGATTCCGCTGGCGCAACCGCCGGTTCACGATACGGTTTCTATGACGGTATGAGTACCGAAACCGGTCAGGGCGATATCACAGGTCAGATGGGCTTCAGCATCGAACGTGTTGCTGTGCAAGCTAAGACCCGTCAGTTGATGGCTGAATACAGCCTTGAATTGGCTCAAGACCTTCAGGCTCTCCATGGCTTGAATGCCGAAACCGAACTGGCGAACATTCTGTCAACAGAAATTGTTGCAGAAATCAACCGAGAAATGGTCCGTCGTGTAAACTACGGTGCTAGACTCGGAGCCCAAACAAACACAGCTAACGCTGGTCAATTCAACCTTGACACCGACTCAAACGGTCGTTGGATGGTCGAAAAATTCAAGGGTATGCTTTTCCAGATCGAACGCGATTGTAACCAAATCGCTAAGGATACCAGACGGGGCAAGGGTAACTTCATCATGTGTTCGTCTGACGTAGCTTCGGCTCTCGTTCAGGCTGGCGTGTTGGATTACACTCCTGCTCTGAGTACTAACCTCAACGTCGATGACACTGGCAACACGTTTGCTGGTACAATCAACGGTCGCTTGAAGGTTTACATCGATCCTTACTTTTCCACTTCTGCTGGTACTGAGTACTTCACGGTTGGCTACAAGGGACCGAATGCTATCGATGCTGGTCTGTTCTACTGCCCATACGTTCCGTTGCAGATGGTTCGTGCGGTTGATGAAACCAACTTCCAACCGAAGATTGCCTTCAAGACTCGGTATGGTGTGGTCAACAACCCGTTCGCGAACGTAACAGCAGACACAAATGCTGATACGCCGAACAACAACAAGTATTACCGAATCGTTCGGGTACTGAACCTGATGTAAAAATCAGTCTCGAAAACTAAATAACCATGAAACGAGAGTCCTAACAGACTCTCGTTTTTTTATGTCCCTAAATAGTATAGAATGCCTATCTTGCCAAACGAGGAAAACCAAATGAATAACCCTATCGCGTGGATTGCAATATGTACCAATCGCTATGACAATAATGTTCGTGTGATTGGAAAAGAGTTTTTAGAACGTGGGGCTGACGCACTGAATGATTACATTCAACAGGCGTGGGATGTTGGATATCGTCGGGTCGTGGTTCATAACTACTTCGGTATTATTTGGGGTGAATATATGCACTTCGATCAATACCTTGATTGTGTGCGGTCAAATACCGATGGAAGATTTGATAAGGTTCTGGACGTAACAAGGCTACGGGAAGTCACGCGATACTGGCTCGACAAAGGTATGGAAGTCATCTACTATGTCGGGACGGTCTTAGCCGATATCAACACCGGCAGACTTGATCCAGATTTCGAGGGTCGCCCCATCGACGAACAATACAAACGATGTATGGATAGTCTCGCTCCGTTCCTTATGCCCGGTATTAGTATTGGGTTTGATGCGTGTCATAAAATCACACCAGAAGATGCGACGTATAAGATTATGACCGACCTGACAAATGACGGAATCAAGTGTTATCAAGAGCCATTGTCTCGGACAACAACAGACGAACCTTCCGAATGGGTTCCGATGACTCGCGGATATGATACAATCTCTAAACACTTCGCAGACGGAAAAGAAAACATATGGAAGTGGCATCCAGACGAAAACATTATCATTGTCCGTCCCGATCAGTTGGACCGAGAGGGACGCGACGTTCTTGCATATATCAAACGGGTAGTAGCCGATGGCTTCACCCCGGCAATCGGCGGCGGGAACACGACCGATTGGGCTAAATACCCACCAGAAACATACACAAAGAAAGAAGAAAAAATGATACAACCTATCGCGTGGCTCACAATTGGTGGAGCGTCAGCCGACAACCACATTCGCAGACTCCGTTCTACAATTTTAGATCGTGGGGCAGACGCACTGGATGACCTGTTCCAAGAACAATGGGACTTGGGATACCGGCGTGTGATTGTACACAATTATTTTGGCACAATTCATCCCGAAGACATGCAGTTTGACCAGTACATCCATTGTAGAGAATCAAATGATGATGGTCGGTTCGATATCATCTTGGCGGTTCATAGACTCCATGAAGTTACAAAGTATTGGATCGACAAAGGTATGGAAGTTATATACTATCTCGGAACGATGCGAGCCGATGCCAACTTCGACAACGATACTAATACCGAAGCAACATACGCAAGAGCGATGGATGCTCTTAGCCCGTTCATGGGTGAGGGTGCTTCTATCGCATTTGATGTTGGTTCGTATGTGGCGAAAGACACACTTACCTTTGACCTTATGACTGACCTTACAGAACAAGGGGTTAAATGCTATGTAGAACCTACGATTCCTACAGAGGGGCACGATCATATCACATGGGTTCCTATCACAGCCGAAGCACGAAATGATTACATGCACAGCCCCGGCTATCTGTCATTAGACCCGCCGACATGGAGAATGCATCCGGACGAAAACATTATCTTTATCCGGCATTCGAAAATTGGATTCGAAAGACCTTATAGCCCCGAAGCCAGAGAAGGTGTTATTGCCTACGCGAAACAACTAATCAGTGAAGGGATCACCCCTTCTATTATGAACACACACGACATAAAGGTATCAGATATTATGCCACCAGTGGAATACAACACAGACCTTATCATCGACCTTACCGACAACTCTACCTATCCTCTCGCAAAGCCACAACTAAAAAATGATGGTGGTGGATGGTATGATTTCCTTTCCGACACATACAACGAACGGGTAGAGAAGTACGGTGTGAAGACGATTTTCATCCGACAGCCGTTCCCTACTCCGCATGTTTCGGGTGTGACCGGTCGTGTACCGATGTGGTTCACCGGGTATGTGTGGGCACAACGAGACAATAATGTTGTTCTATGGAAGACATTTGTTTCCGGTGTCAACAAGTGGAGAAAAGAACATCCGGACGTAGATGTGTGGATGTATGTTGGTCATGCCGGTGGCGACACAAACCTAGGTGTTACTCGGGAACGGGAATTGTGGGCTGCTGATCCGTTGCTTGAAAACGCATGGGAAAAAGGCGGTCCCAACTCGTTCCGTGATCTATGGGATGATTGCTATACACCATTCGACAAGACTAAATGTAATGTTATGGTCGATGCTTCTGCTCGGGTGCTTCCACAATCGAAGTATGGGGCGATGCACAGATTGTATCACGAACTGACGTTGTTGGACGGAAGACAATACGGCGTAGAATCCCCACCGGTTGATAGCGACATGCAAGACCTTTCCGGTGGTGCTGTATGGGGCGTCTACAAGGGCAGAAAGAATGCCGGTACATGGGATAAATTCGGTGGTGATGCTCTTGTATTCCTGATGCCGGGTGCAGACGACGTAGAAAATGGCGTCCGTGGTTATGAAGGAAATAACTTGGGTGGATGGACCCGAGAATGTCACAGAGAAGTACAGAAAAGAATCAAAGAAGTAATCGAAGGTGGCGACCATGCGGTAATCGCTCTCGGGGCTGTCTATCGTGCGGGATTCAATACACTTGATGAATACCTGAGTGCCGAAATCATCGACCCTGTTCTACAGGATTCTGTAGTAGATGATTCGGTCGTACACATCTTCAATCTCGGTGACGTAAACGAAGATGGTTTCGTCGGCATCGAAGACCTGAACGCCATAAATGCAAACTGGAATCAGCATGTAGGTTCAAGGGCAGAGGGTGATCTATCGGGCGATGGCTTCGTAGGCATCGAAGACATGAACGAACTACTAACAAACTGGAATAAAAGTTATGACGATTCGACTGTATGACGAACGGGTAAACTTCTTAAACAAACCAGCCAAGACGATGGATGGCTATAATGAAATCCATGTAGCCTACGGAAATCAATGGCGGGAGTTGACCCAAGAGGCTGACCCGTCCGGTCTTGAGTGTCTGCCCGGCAGAGAAGACAAGTACGGAAAGTTTTTCTTTTCGTTCAAGAAGTTTCTGCCGTGGCTACTCGATAGACCATATGCCGCAATGGTTTCTCTGGATGTAGAGCCGCTTGCGATGGGATCGACGTATTGGGGCGTGGGTAAATGGGAATACACAAAGTCCGTCATGTGTGACATCATTGATTTTTGTAATCTCCACCGTCCTGATTGTACCTACGGTTTCTATGGATGCCCACACCGCGACATCTACGCCCATATTGTAGGGGGTGAACGGCTGAATACATATCAGGCAGATATGTTCGCATGGATTCACAGCCTTATTGCACACAAAGTAGATTGTATTTCTCCGTCGTTGTATTGTTTCTATGAAGACTGGTTTGAAAATGGGAGGCAGGAGAAGTGGGTCCGTGGTATTATTCAAGAGGCAAAGAGATTTAAGAAGCCTGTCGTGCCGTATATCTGGCGGTATTACCATGACGTAGGCAGGGACAAGGGCAAGTTGATAAAGCAAGAGTATTGGGATGCCTATCTTTCATGGATGGAAGATGAGGGTGTGACCGATGCTATTGAATGGGGCAATGGTGCGAGAGTCACCGAATGGGACAGTTATGTCTCAAAGATCGATCAACTAAGTAACACTACCTAAATAGCCTATCTTACATAAGCTATTGTTGTGCTTTGTTGACCTATCAATCATGCTAAATACAATAAAGGACATTCATTATGGCGAAAGAGAATGATAGTCAACCCACATTCAAGCAAATACAGGACGCTATAAGTATGTCAACAACGCCCACCGGGGATACCACTAATCCATTCAACATGTTCGCAACCCGAGCCGACCTTGCCAGAGTAGAGGGCGACATCTCTACTCTGAAAGAGGGTCAGGAAAATCTCGGCAAGAATCAAAACAACTTGAGCCGAGACTTTCAATTATTCGCAACAGAAATGCGAACAGCCATGACAGCAATGGGAGAGAGAACCGCATCTCAAGGATTGATGAAGCCGATTACTGCGGTCGTAATCGCTTCTGTCTTTTGGGCGATGTTGGCTGGTGGGTTCGGGTGGGCGATGGTTCAGAACCGGGATGTTGCCATTGCCAAGCGGGATGCACATTGGGTCCAGCAAATCGACGGTGTGGGGAATGTATTGCGGGGCGAGCAAACTAAAGATATGAACATCGAGATTGATAAACTACATACACGAAACTATGATGTTCTTACATGGCAATCAGACCATATGAAAGAAACTGCGGGATACATCACAAAGATAAATGAGATTAGTGAGGATGTTACCCGACTGGAAGATATACAGCGTGGCATCTCTACGACACGATTCACAAATGAGCGTGGTGTGGAAATTGAAAAAGATGTCGCCGGGCTCGCGGCTCAGTTTGATACATTCTATGAAGATTGGACAACAATCAAAGATTTAGTACTAAACCACCAGATCGAAACTCCACATATTCCCGAAAATCACGCACACCCTATAGGACAATAAATTATGGCAGATGAAGTAGCATCGCAACCGAGACAGACAGAAAATCTAAATGAGCTACGCGAAGTAGCCTTTGAGATGAACATCCCCAAAATCAAAGACACGACATACTTTGTACAAAACTGCAACGTGCCGGGGCTGAACATCTCTCCCATCGTCGTGCCCAACCCGGTCAACCCTGTCTATGAACAGGGTGACGCCGTGACGTTCGATGATCTGTCCGTACAGTTTATTGTGGACGAAGACCTAAAGAACTGGATTGATATATTCAACTGGATCAATGAGATTGGGTTCCCCACCGACCACAAAGAATTTCAGACAGAGAAGGCAAAGCGTAAATCTGACATCACAATATCGACCTACACAAACTCATTCGTCCCCAACGTCCGAATCCAAATCAAGGATGCATTCCCGATTTCTTTGTCAGAAATTCCATTTTCTTCAACCGTAACGGACATTACGCCTATCGTAGCAACGGTTATCTTCAAGTACGATTCTTTTGATGTTGAGTCGGTTAAGGCTTGACTTTTACCATTTTGTATGGTATAATGTATATACAATGAATATAGATAAATACCCTGTAACTATTGAGCAGTTAGAAATAATTGCATCAGATGACATGAAACCCATCGACAAGACCCGTCTTGACGATGAAGCCTCTAACACTTCACATCTCGTAAATAAATATCTCAAGATTTATAATCGGGACAAACTTCTAGCAGTAAAGCACAAGTCAGACCTGCGGAAGATTCGTATGGACCTGTGGCTGTACTACTCTGGTAAAGCTGATCCTGCTGTATACAAAAAGAAGCCCTTTGCCCTGAAGGTACTGAAGGGCGACTTAGATACGTTCATCGAATCGAACGGTGACTTCATCAAAATCAATAACAAGTATGAGTATATGATGCAGAGGATAGATTATCTTGAACAGATTATCAAGACCTTGCAACACCGTGGCTATGCAATCAAAACAATCCTCGATTTCATCAAGTTTACCAATGGAGCTTTCTAAATGGACTATCATCGAAGCGAAGACGGAAAAAGAAACCAATGTATTTTGCTAGGCTGTGACAGCAACCATGAATGGATGTTGCCGTGGTGGTGGCATCACTTCACCAGTTGTAATGACCCGGCTGATCACCACTTTTGCTTTGGTGATTATGGGATGTCAGAAAAGATGAGAGATTGGTGTTTGGCTCGGGGAGCGTTGCACTCTATCACCGACCCGATTCCCGGTAAGACAGACGCATGGTTCAAGAAGCCTACGCTGCTACGAGAATGCTGCTATTCCCGCTATATTTACATGGATTTGGACTGTGAAGTACGTCGCGACATCGGCTCTATGTACGCCCTTGCGGACAACGACGATGACAAGTTTGTGACTACCTTCGATATTCCTACACAATTCAACTCTCAGTACACAAAAAACCCTATTACAGTAGGCGTAATCGTGTCTTCCGTGAGAAACCAATTAGTAAAAACATGGCAAGATGCCTGTAAAAACCCTGATTTAGACCTGCGGGGCGACCAAGAAGTGATAAATTGGGTTCTGGCAAAGCAACGGGACAAGATAGCCCCCGCCAAGATCAAAATAATCAATCAGAAGTATCAATGGCTCCGGATCAACGGAGAAGCACCTAAAGATGTGTATATATACCATTGGACAGGACGAATAGGCAAAGACCACATACACGATGACATGAGAAAGTTAGGTTTATTACTATGAGCAGCAAGCGAAAAAAGAAGCGGAAGAACAACTCTAAGGCACGACTCGCAGACAACAATCGAAACTACGATCTGTCCGGACGGAAGAAGTACCAAGCCGCGATTGCCGACAAGATAAACGGATGGGATGACCGTATCTTTGTGCTTGGCAACGGCGAGTCCCGCAAACCCATCGATCTATATGACCTTCACCGGTGCGGAAAAGTATTCGCATGCAACGCTGTGTATCGGTCGCATCCTTGGGTGGACGCTCTGGTGTCTGTCGATGCTCCGATGCAGAAAGAAATCATCAAGTCTGGATACACCGGGAAAGAAGTGGTGTTCCGCAACCACCGACAAGTAAAGCGTCCCGCGTCTATCAAATCTGTACAACACACGCTCGGCGTAGACCGTGGCTACATGTCCGGTGGTGTTTTGCTCGATCTGGCTGCACAAAAGCTAAAGAAAAAGGCACACTCGGAAATCTTCATGCTCGGCTTCGATGTGTTTGGTAAGGTGGAAGAAGACGAAAAGGGCAGACGGGTTCAGAAATTCAACAACCTATACGCAGACACATACAACTACCACGCCACCGGGTCGCAGCCGATCACCACAATGAGATGGTCGCCTATGATGCTGTCGGTCATTCTGGAAAACCCACACATCGTTTTCTACCGTGTACAAGATGACGGATGCATGATGCCCCAAGAATGGAGCCCGTATCCTAAGAACCTTGTGTTCCTTCCCATCCAAGCGTTTTGGGATACCGTAATGGGACTAAAAGCATAAAATGGAACCCATCAAGATAGTCCGGCACAACGAAGTCCACTATAAGATTTATTGTGAACCTTCGATCCAAGCGGAGTTGAATGATTTTTTTGCCTTTCAACCGCCGGGCTATCAGTACGTCCCTTCTTTCAAGAACAAGGTATGGGACGGATACATTCGACTGTTCCGCAAGCATGCTGAAACACTGTATGTCGGTCTGTTGCCCAAGCTCATTCAGTTTTGTAGCGACATGGACTACGAGTATGTGATTCACGATGATGAGCATAACTTCCCGACAGCAAATGACGGGGAGCTAACGGAATGGCTCGACAAGACAGAAGTATATTCTAAGGGTGAAGTGATCGTTCCGCGTGACTACCAGATAGAAGCGTTGGAATCCGCATTCACATCTTCGGACCACCGCAAGCTGTTTCTTTCTCCTACCGCTTCAGGAAAATCCCTGATCATTTATCTCATGTACCGGTACATCAAAGAACGATGGAACGCAAAGACGCTTCTGATTGTTCCGACTACCAACCTTGTGCTACAGATGAAGTCTGACTTTCTGGACTATGAATGCTCCGAAGATGATTCGGACATCCACATTGTTTTCTCTGGCAAAGATAAAGACCGGGGAGATTGTTCCATGACGGTCACGACATGGCAATCGGTCTATAACATGGGCAGCGAGTGGTTCAACAAGTATGATATGATCATTGTAGATGAAGCACATCAGGCAAAAGCAACCTCGATCACCGGCATCATGGAGAAAGCAACCGATGTTTCTCTGCGGTTCGGGCTGACCGGCACGCTCGCTGCTGATGAATCTAAATGTCACCGGCTGGTCCTACAGGGATTGTTCGGTGAAGTCCATGAGCTTATCAGCACGAAAGAGCTTATGGATCGTGGGGACATCGCTCCGCTGAAGATCGATACAATCTTCCGTGAAGAAAAAGATGCGGAGATTTGTAAGCAATTCAACAAGTTTGAGTACCAACAAGAGATTGCCTATCTTATCGCAGACCCCAAGCGTAACGATTTTATCGTAGATTTGGCGGCAAGTCTCAAAGGAAATACACTAATTCTTGTGAATTATGTTGACAAACACGGTAAAGTATTGTATAATAAGGTGTTCGACCATGTAGGTTCGGATATGCCTGTGCATAACGTATTCGGGAACACAACCGATGCAGAAGCAAGAGAAGAAATCAGAAACGCCATTGAAACCTACGACAATAGTATCACGGTCGCGTCCTATGGTGTATTCTCTACAGGCATCAACATCAAGAAGCTGGACAATATTATCTTTGCCTCTCCGTCCAAGTCAGCAATCCGTGTGTTACAAAGCATAGGTCGTGGGCTACGACTAGCAGAGGGAAAGAAACATGTTCGGCTGTTTGATATCGTGGATAACTACAAGGGAAAGTATAAGCGAAACAACTTCGCACTACGGCATGGCTTGAAAAGATGTGAGATTTATGACAAACAACAGTTTGATTATCGCATCGTAAAGCTAAATACTTAGTAGATACCATTATACGAAGGGAGCATATGTTATGAGTCAGTCCCCAAAAAGCAATGATAGTATTACGAAACCTGTGGAATATGGATTTACTTCTCCATCAATCCCCACGGATCATCCTATGTTTTTAGAACCACGAACACTTATAATCAGCATGTCCAACGGAAACGACATCATCGGAAACGTCCTGTGGGATTGTGTTCATGATACTTTCTGGCGACCATCGGTTCACGGTCGCATCAAGGTCCACAACCCGCTACGAGTTATGTTCAACATGTTTCAGGGTGGTGGTCGGATTGCCTCTACTGCCTACTGCACACCCGCTGTGTCTGGAACAAGACCCGAATATATCGAAGTCTTTGACGATAACATTGTACATATCGCGTATCCTTCAGAAGAATTCTGCATATACTATGTGGCTGCGTGTAGACAGGTCGAAGAACAAGACTTCGAACAGATCGGTCCTATCATCCTGAAGACCACCAAAGAAGCACAGGCGATGCACCAAAACTTCAATGAGGGGAAATCCATGGAAGATTTAGAAGAAGAAATGGAAGACGAATGGGATGAAGACGAAGAAGACTTCTTAGAAATGTTGGGTGAGAAGTCAATGCTGGATGAAGACCTGAATGAACCTTCAGTGATCAAGCCCAAACAAAAACCTAACGCTAGTAAGTCATGGTCTGGATCGGCCGATTCATTCTTTAGTGATTAGTTGTGCTACGCACAACACCCTACGGGTTTCATCCTTTTCCTCTATATATTATATCAATATATAATTAAGGTTGATAAACACACCTATATGTATAAGAGATAATCCGAGTTATCCACAACGATTTTGAATTTTGTTGAAAATGGAAAGGTAAAATGATGGTAAAGAAAGCAAAGTCAACACATTACGTTGACAATAAAATTTTAGTGAAAGAGATTGAACGGTACAAACGTGCCTGTGACCGCAAGAAAACAGAGGGAAGACCCAAGATGCGGAACGAATTAGGGGCTATGATCCTACGAATCGCAGAGGGATTAGCACAAAAGCTTAACTTTTCCAACTACACGTTCAAAGAAGACATGATATACGACGGTGTGGAAAACTGCATCCAGTACGTCAAGAACTTCAACACCGAGAAGTCCAACAACGCTTTTGCCTATGTGACACAGATCATCTTCTTTGCTTTCCTACGACGGATTGCCAAGGAAAAGAAACAACACATGATCAAGTACAAGGCTTTCGAAGCTGCGGGTGTGTCCGGATTGTATAAGGCAATCAAGGGCAAAGAGAACTTGCACGAATCCGATCCCTACCAAAAGTTTCTGTCTCATCTTCAGGTGTCAGTCAACGACATCGAAGAAGATCGGAAGCCCAAGGAAAAAACAGCCAAGAAGAAAAAGAAGAAGCGGAAGTCAAAGAAGAAAGTGACTACCGACAAAAGTGTTGAAGACTTTATGAAACTAAGCGACGAAAAATAACTATGAATGATTATGATGTCTGTATAATCTCCGATCTTCACTTCGGGGCTCGCAACAACCACACACGATTTCTAGAACAGGCTGTGATGTTTTTTACATCCCGGCTGATTCCCTATCTCAATGCTCACCCGAACATCAAGACCCTGATTATCTTGGGGGACATCTTCGATTCACGGAAGACTGTGGACTACAAGGTGCTTGATGCCGTACAACGGTTCGTATTCGATACCCTTGCGAAGTGGGCGACCGGCGACAAAGAAATCATCATCGTCGCGGGCAACCACGACACATACTATCGGTCAACCAACCGGGTCAACAGTCTCGAAACAATCTTGGCAGAATACGATAACTTTCATCTGATTGCCCACACGCCGCAGACGTTAGGTGTCGGTGCTACGTCCGTCCTGTTCGTGCCGTGGATCAACCGTGGAAACAAAGACGAATGTATCGAAGCAATCGATGAATCAGAAGCTCCGATTTGTATGGGGCACTTTGAAATCAATGGTGGGTCTGTCATGGCGAACCGAAAGTTTGAGGCTGGATTGCCTGTAGGAACCTTCGCGGAGTTTGAGCAGGTCTTCTCTGGTCACTTCCATCACCGACACACTATAAAGAACGTGCTATACGTCGGGACGCCTTACCAACTAACGTGGGCAGACTACGGGCAGAGCCGGGGCTTCCATGTCCTGAACACGGAATCATTGCAAGCAAAATTTCTCCCGTACAAAACTTCTATGTTCTACAAGATCATGTACGATGACACGACCGACATCGACTACGAAGAAAACCTTGACGTATATAAGCACAAATATATCCGCTTGATCGTCGGAGAGAAAACCGATGTGGTCCGGTTCGATAAACTGGTCACTGCATTGAACGCACTGCCGGTCCTGAACCTGAACATCATTGACAACATCGAGCTACTGAAGAAAGATGGTGGTCCCGAATCTGAATGCGGGATCGACTTGTCGAAAAATACATTGTCGATTTTAGATGACTATGTAGACACGCTTGAGCTAAACACACTCAAGCCAAGCACAATGAAAGAAACGATCCGGACGATATACGCAGAGGCGTTGCAACTGGAAGACCTGTCAACATGATTACATTCAACACCATCCGATACAAAAACTATCTTTCCGTGGGCGATACGTTCGTGGAGATTCAGCTTGACCAAGACCCAACCACATTGTTCATCGGAACAAACGGAGGCGGGAAGTCTACACTCATCTCTGCTATCTGCTTCGCCCTGTTCAATAAGACCTTCCGCAAGTGCAACAAGCCCGAGCTTGTGAACAGCATCAACAGTCGTGATCTTCTGGTAGAAATCGAGTTTGAAGCGGACAACTCCGAATACGTTGTACGTCGCGGCATGAAACCAAACGTCTTCGAAATCTTTGAGAACGGGCAGATGATCGAACAGACATCTACCGCCAAGGATTATCAGACTATCCTTGAGAAGTCTATCCTGAAGTGTAACTACAAGACGTTCACACAGGTGGTCATCCTTGGGTCTGGTCAATACACATCATTTATGAAGCTCCCCGCTGCGGATCGTCGGACGATTGTAGAAAATCTTCTTGACATCAATATCTTTTCGTCTATGAATGTTGTTGTGGGCGACCAGATGGCAGACCTTATGATCGACATCGATGACAAAGACCATGAACAGATCATCGTCCAGCAAAAGATCGGCGTACACACAAACTACCTGAAGCAAGAGGCGAAGAAGACAAAAGATCGCATCAAGGTTCTGAAGAAAGAAATGGAAGGCATCGATTCTACATGCGATACGCTGATGGCACAACAAGAAGACATCCAAGGCAAGATCGATGTGGAAGACAAGAAACAAGATAAGTTTGAGTCAGAGCTTGACAAGCTAGAAAAGGTCGAGTCTACCGGTACAGGTCTGACTGCCAAGAAAAAGAGAATCATAAAGGAAAAGAAGTTTTTCGAAGACAACGACCATTGCCCGACATGCGAACAGGACATCGACGAAGACTTCAAGGATGAGAAAGTCGAATCCTATGATGACCAGATCGGCATTCTCCGTGACGCCCTAGCCGAAGTGGAACGGATCACAGACAAAGCCGATGCGAAGCGGGGTCAGATATCTAAAGTGCAGACCAAGATTTCTGCACTACAAACAAAGCAGTACGAAAACAACACACTCATCAACTCGGACATGAAGTACAAGAAGAAGCTGAACGCAGAGATTGACGAAATTGAAGCGGCGTGTCAAAAAGATACAGGCAAGGGCATCCAAGCGGAGATTGATACATTAGAAGACGAACACAAAGCACTCGAAAAAGAACTGGAAGGGCTCAAGGATCAGGTTCGCTATCTGGAATTCATCATCGTGATCCTGAAAGACACCGGGATCAAGAGCGAGATTGTCCGCCAGTATCTACCGACAATGAATGTCTTGATCAACTCGTTTCTCGAAGACCTGAATTTCTTTATCCAGTTTGAGCTTGACGAAACGTTCAACGAAACAATCAAGTCTCGCTACCGGGACACGTTCAGCTACGATTCGTTTTCGGAAGGCGAAAAGTTGCGGATCGATGTGAGCTTGCTTCTGACATGGCGGGAAATCTCGCGGCAAAAGAATAGCGTCAACTGCAACCTTCTAATCTTCGATGAGCTATTCGATACATCATTGGACGCTGAAGGGGTTCAAGATTTCCTTGGCTTGATGGCAGCATTCAAAAATACGAACACCATCCTTATATCACATAAAAGCGAACAACTCATGGATTCTTTTGATCGGGTACTCAAAGCCGAGAAAAAAGGAAACTTTACAGTGGTCAAAGAATTAGAATGATTCTAATCTAGGATGCCATGTTGGTTATTATATAACCATATGGGTCAAGCCCCTAGCTTCGCGTCTAAGGTGGGGCTGTCTGCCGGGGTACAATGGGACCGGCAAATAGCCGGGATGTCTTAGAATGGATTCTAGGGGCATCTGAGAGCCAAATAGGACCGCTTTCTATATGGATATGACATCACCACATACACTCTCATAAGTCCTGTGTTTACAAAGCATTACAAAATACGCTTATAAGTCCTGTATTGACAAGGGGATAGACAAAGTGATTTATTTTCGCTAAAATGAGTCCGTGCCTATTGACTTTCCGTGGATTTATGGCATAATACATGTATGACCTTTGCTCCCCCGACAATCAAGACGCCGAACCGTGGTCGCTCCGCTATGCTCGCACAGCTTTTGGCGACCGAAAACATTTTTGTCCAGTTTTCCGCTTCGGCTTCAACCGCATCTTTTCACCTGAAGAATCGGACGCTCACGCTTCCGACTTATTCTGAAGACTTGGGACCGGAAACGGTCGATATGCTCATCGGGCATGAAGTGGCTCACGCACTCTGGACCGATGAACCTTTATGGACCGGAGCTATTGAAGGATTCGCCGGGAACAAAAAGGCTTTTCAGGGATTGCTGAACATCGTTGAAGATGCTCGCATTGAAAAGCTCATCCAGCGAAAGTATCAAGGGCTCAAGCGGGACTTTCTCGCTGGCTACAAACAGTTAGTTTTCACTCACGACTTTTTCGGCATCAAAAATGCCGATGTCAACACCATGTCTCTGCCTAACCGCTTGAATATCTTTTTCAAGGCGGGCAATCTCATCAATGTGAAGTTTTCTGCTGACGAAATGAAGTACGTCAAGCGGATTGGTATCGCGATGAGTTGGGAAGACGTTGAAGAAATCGCCCGCGACCTTTACAAGATGCTGTCTGACGCCGAAAAGCAGGCTATGGAAGATAATCCTTCCGACGCCAGTGGCGATGACACTTCTGGTTCTAGTGATGACACTGGCGAAAAGTCAGACGAAAAAGAATCCACTAAAAAGACTTCTAAAAAGTCAGATGATTCAGATGATTCTGATTCAGATGATTCAGATGATTCTGATTCTGATTCGGACGATTCTGATTCTGATTCAGATTCAGATGATTCAGATGATTCAGATGATTCAGATGATTCTGATTCAGACGATTCTGATTCGGACGATTCTGATT